GTTGCCTTCGCGATACCCTCGCTCGTCGGTTTCGCGATCGTTGATAGCAAAAGCGAAACTCATCTCGGACAGGTCGCCGCGCTTCACCTTAGGGATTAACCGCGCCACGTCGGGGTCTGTAGGATCGAGCGAAGCGCGAAAAGCTAAACCTTTTGTGTCCTCGGTGAGTTTTAAAGTGCCGGATCGAGTCCTGGCGAGAGGTAAACCGCGATGATTGACCAGAAAACGCACGTCATCGGTCGTGACAGCGGTCGCAAATGCGCCCGGTCTGATGATTTCCCGAAATCCTAGATCGTGGCTTTTGACATTGAAAACGGCGGCATGTCCTTCGAGGACTTGCGCGCCGTCATCGGTAAACCGAAGTTCAGTGAGAGGAAAACTGCGGATTTCACGATCCATATTGGGGTCGAGAATAGACCCCGAGTATGGATCGCACAATAATTAATGGCATTCGCTGTCGGTTACTGTCGCACTAAAATATCCCTGCCCTACCAAGCCGTGCCCAGGCCTGCCTTGCCGAGCTATATCTCGCCGCGCCCGGCCGCGCATGCCCTGCCGTAAAATTATCGCGCCCGTAGGCTGGAGCGACAACTCCCTCGATCTGGCGACCGAGTGCCTACGAGCGCGACCTGAAAAAACTTTGTTTGGTTGTGATGTTTGTCGCCATCGCAGAAAAACCTAACTCATCTCAAAAATATTATCAACCGCTATTTTTCATTTTGAAGCCGCTTTTCGCTTTTTTTTAGCCGATCAAGTTCCTCGGCGGCGATTCTGCGAGCGTCACGAATCTTAAACGCATGGAGTTCGCCGCTCTTTATCGCGCGCTCTATCGTCCGACGCGACACGCTGAAAAACTCAGCGACCTCTTGGATGTTGTAGCTCTGCTTCATCACCCTGCAAGCTGTTTTAGCTGCTCAATCTTCGGTCCAACGATGACCCGATGGACTTTTTCACCAAAAGGAAAGATATAAACGTAGCGATGGTTTGCCAGGCGGTCCAGAACATACTTGCCGGGATCACGGCTTGCCGACCCCGGCCATGCCTCCCAACAAACCAGGATCGCGCCGATCTTACGGTCCTTCTGCATGGCAAATATAAGCCCCAGCTTATCCGGCCGGTGCTGATCGAGGCCAAAATAGCCCTTCAGCCACAAGCAAGTGAAGTCGTGGCAGCTCCGCGGCCGGTCTGCGTATATTCCGCACCCCTCGGCGCACAGATTGGCGCATGGCTCCCATAGCGGCTTGGACAGCTCATCAACGCCCAGCGCGGTGCAGCACGCCTTACAATCGCCGCACTGGCGCCCCTCTATGGCTTCGTGGAGGTATTTCAATGCCCTCGTCCGTTGAGTTCCATCGGTTCAACTTTACCGTTCGGCAAACCTAACCCCAACTCCGGCAGCTCCTCGCCGACTACCGCCATGTTCGCCGGCCGCCAGTATTCCTTGCCGTCACCGTCAGGAATACTGTTAAGATTCTCTTTTTCGCGGATCTCGTCAGCATTCATCCACCCATTTTGCCGCGCCAATTGGTACGCCTGGTACCGTGTCAGTGTGTCGGCGCGCAGGATCGCGTCGGCGAGAAACTCGGCGAAGTAAGTGCGCTGCTCGCTTTCCATGAACAGCGACAGGTTGACTCTCTGCTCCCAACATACCGCCCAGCAGCGGATGCAGTCGGTCCAAAAGTCCAGATTGGCCTGCTCGACACTGGAATGACTGACGGTGCCCGGCTTCATGATGCCGATCTTGTACGGCGGAACGCGATAAATGCCGGCAATGTCTTCCTTCTGGACTTGCCAGCCTTCGATAAACTGCGCATCGTTGGGCGGAATACCAACGTCGTGCCAGGTCATGCCTTCTTCGAGGATCAAGTAGCCGCGGCGGTTATCGCCGGTGGTGCGATCATTGATCGACTCGCGCAAGTTCTTGAGTGCTTCCGGCCCCAGTTTGCCGGGATGCTGCAAGGTGCCGCCGGGACGAGCGTCATTTAGGAAAAAACGCGCGCGATATTCCTGCGCCGCGTTGCACAGTCCCATGGACTCGCGCTGGAGAGTCACCGGCGAGTAGCCCATGATCCCATCGGACGCCAAGCCGCGCAGGTGCAGCACGTCCTCTTGCGGCAACTGAATCACCGGGCCGTCGGGCATGTTGTAAAAATACCAAAGCCGTGCCGGTGTGACTAAGATTCGCACGCGATCGGGACGCCACGGCCACAAGTTGACGATTCTCCCGCCGCCGTCATACTCAAGCTGCGCGAAGGCGTTGCCCCAGAGCAGTAAACAGGATTGCATCATCATCCGGAATTCCGCCGAGGTCATCATCGTGTTGGGCCGATCCTTCAAGATTCGAAACAGCGGATGCGCCGTCGCCCGCTCTTTGCCGCCGTCTAGGCGCCGGTAAGTGATGAACGGCAGAGACGCGATGGTCTCGGCGATCACCTTGATGCAGGCGTACACCGCAGAGATGTTCATCGCCGTGAACGGATTGATGTTCTGTCCAGAGACGGTCTGAATCCCGCCGCTGAATATCTGGCGCAGCGCGGGATCTTTGAGAGACAGTTGCTGCTCGGTTGAGCGTTTTTGCATCAGCGTAGTGAGTAGACTCATTTGGACCCCCACAGAATCAGAAAAATAAACAACGCCCCCGTTCCGATAAACGCCGCCGGCGGATAGACCACCCACAAACCGTAGGCGAACATGCCGACCGCAATGACAAACACAACGTCGCGGATATCGATCCATGAGCGCACGGTGTCGATGGCGGAGTCAATCCGCTCTTTGAGCGCGATCATACTACAAAACTTCTTTCTTCACACACTGAGCACTCCCCTGGTTTCGTACACGCTCGGCCCGTCGTCGACCTGGCGGATTGCCAGCGATAAAGCCATAATCATTGCCACGATGCCGTCAATGCGCTCTGTACTCTTACCCTTGTCGGGTTTTAGGTTGCCGGCCGGATCGGTCTTGACAACGACATTGTTAGCCATCCAACGAAGAACCGGATTGCCACCGTGGGCGATCTTGCGCCCCAGGATCATGTTTAACAATTCCTTGGTCGGTGGCGACATGCTCGCGAAGCCTTGCCCGAATTGAAACAAAAGCGGCTTGCCATAATTCACCGCGGTTTTCTCGTCTATGGTAAAACCGATTTCGTCACATAGATCTGTCACTATTTTCTGCGATCCCCAGCGATCGAAAGCTAAGCCGCGCAAATCAAAATCGACGCGGCATTTGCCGAGCCGGAGCATGATCCAGCGGTAATCGATTAAGTTGCCCGGTGTTGCCTCGATAAATCCCTGTCGCTGCCAAACATCGTAGGGTACGCGATCTCTTTTGACGCGGTCGTGCATACCGTCCTCGGGTATCCAAAAAAACGGCAAGACGGCAAACGGCTCGCCAGGGAATACTAGGACGCAAGCTGCAATATCGGTAGTCGACGCCAGATCGAGCCCAGCATAACAGCGCCGGCCTTTGAGCGCGTCGTAATCGACCGAGCCGACGCAGCCGTCCCATTCGGCGATCTGTAGCCAGCGGGTCTCCTGTTGCGTCCATTGGTTCAAGTGTAGTCGGCGAAAAGTGTTTTCATATGCTGGTGTTGCCTTGGCGCGCTCGCATTCGGAAGCAAGGTAATCGAGCTTGACCGAGACGCTTATGTTGGGATTGGCCTTGGCCCAGACAGCCGGATTGGTCCAGTCATCAGCTTCGGCCGTGTCGTAAATAACTGGTAAAAAAGCGGGATCGCTAACCGTGCCATCGATGACTTTCTTGGCGTACTCATGGACTTCCCAGCAAATGGATTTGCGATCATATCCGGCGGTAGTGAACATGATCAACAGCGGCTGGCGGCGGGCGCCTGTGGAGGTCTTGAGAACGTCGTAGAGGTCGCGGTTGGGCTGGGCGTGAAGCTCGTCGAAGAGGATACCATGGCTGTTCTTGCCGTGCTTCGATGGCGCGTCTGATGAGAGCACTTGATAAGCGGAAGATGTAGCACTGTAGACGATTGATTTGACAAACGGATCGCTGACATCATCCAGCTCGGGTTCCATCTCGACCATGCCCTTGGCGACGCCGAAGATGATCTTGGCCTGGTCGGTGTCGGCGGCGGCGGAGTAGACCTCGGCGCCGGGCTCGCCATCGGCAAATAGCAGATAAAGCGCAATCGCGGCGCCCCAAGTAGATTTACCGTTCTTGCGCGGCACCTCGATGTAGACCTCACGAATCACCCGCGTGCCATCGGGCCGCTTCCAGCCGAACACGCCCCTGGTGATTTGACGCTGCCAAGGCTGAAGCAGCAGCGGCTTGCCGGCGAGCTCGCCCTTGACGTGGTGGCAGCAGGTTTCGATGAACTCGACGGCGCGATCGCCAGCGGCGGCTTCAAATCGCGCTGCCTTGAAAGTCAGCGCCCACTTGGCGGCGTCTTTGACCGCGCCGGTCTTGGTACGCAGGAAGGAAATCATTTAACCACCGTGAGAAATCGGCCGGCTCCTTGAGGCTTGGCTGGCGGCATTATCTTAACCTGAGAGCGATCAGACGGCGTAAAGCCGAATTTTGCCGCTAATCTGCCACGCATGGCCACCGCGGCCTGCCAGGCTTTATAGATTCCCTTCATAATCGCAGCCTCATAACCTTGTCTTTTGATTTTGCGCCATAGATCAACGCTGGCCGAGTGCTGCAAACAGTATTCGTTAAACTCTGTCTGGTCCTGGCGCGTGAGCACGCCCTTCTGGATCAGCTCTGGCGCACGGGTATTCCATTCGGCCCGGGCGATTGGATCACGTTTAACATCCAAAGACATCTCGGCACCGATATCGAACTCCGGTTCTGCTGTATTTAAAGGCCGTTTGCCGGGGTTTCCTTCCAATTTTTTCTGCTGTGTTGACTTCGGAGCCGGTCCTCGTTTTCCCATAATTTTCCAATCGACTAAAACGCCCTACTTTGCCGCCCCCTATGCGAAAACCTGCGGACGCATTTCTGTGAC